GGATTTTTATTCAATCGTTAATTCACTTCGGGACTCTTGCGGTTGTCCTGACTGTCAACGGATAGCGCGTGATTTACTGGATCAAAACCGTGAACAAATCCGTGCAGATCAAAAGATAGGAAATATGCGATGACTCCTGAAGAGGTTCGATCCTTACTAATGTCTGGCAGTACTGCACGCGACAGGCAAAGATCCATTGGTGCTAGTGAGATCGGTGGATGTCGGCGGAAAGTGTGGCACAGGATCGAAGAGACTCCCGTGACCAATCCGGGAACTTTGCGGCTTGCCGCGAAAATGGGTACGGCTATTCACTCTTGGATTGAAGATCACCTCGCTGGAGATGACCGTTTTCTGTTGGAGATCCCTGTTGAGCGTGAGGGGATCAAAGGTCACGTTGATTGTTTCGATATTGAAAAGCGTGAGGTGATTGATTGGAAGACCATCAAAATGTCGGGGATCCCTTATTTCCCTTCATTGCAGCAGAGGTGGCAGGTTCAGATTTATGGCTGGATGTTGTCTCAGACTCACGTTGTTGAATCGGTTTGTTTGGTTGGGCTTCCTCGGGATGGGAGTGAGCGGGACATTGTGACGCACGTTGAACCTTATGATGAGTTGATCGCTTTGGAGGCTTTTGGCTGGTTGTTGGATGTTCGGGGGAGGGCAACGGCTCCGAAGCCTGAGAAGGCTCGTAGATTTTGTCGGGATTATTGTCAGTATTTCGATCCGACTGGGGTTATCGGGTGTTCGGGTTTACCCCGTTAGTGGGGTTTTGGGGGGCTTTTTAGGGGATTTCATAATGTTCTTGAATGGTTATGAGACGAATTCTTCTGTGGCTGTTTTGAAGGCTTAAAATTTTTTAGTTTTCTTTTTCGAAATATATTGCTGGTTCTTTAGTCCGTTACTAAAGGTTCAGGTTCTTTGCATGTATCATGTATATAGCAACGTGTCCAAGTGACCCCGCTCCTCAACGTAACCCAACGTGGTTCTTGGAGACGCGGGGTTGCCGTGTCTTGATTTAGGGAGTGGGATGGCAAACTACAAGGTTCTTATTGGGGTTGATTACGCAGGCAAACGTGCCGAGGCGGGCGATGTCATTTCAGATGTTCCAAGCCGTAGTGTTTCATGGCTTTTAGATCAGGGGATTATTGAGAAAATAGATGGCAAGCAGGATGTTCCTAAGCCGTCAATCAAGCGTGAGCCTGAGTCTCCTAAATTAGGAGAAGATGAATAATGCCTACCTTCCGTCATGGTAAAAGAACAGCCGTTTTTTTGAATGGGACCAATATGAGTCCTTTTCTAAATGAGGCAACTACCACTACTGAAATCGAAACCGCTGAAACTACTACGTTCGGTGATCAGGATAAGACTTACATTGTTGGTCTTTCAGATGGAACTATTTCTACGTCAGGGCTTTTCGATTCCTCCGCTGGTGCATCCGATGATGTTTTGTCGGGGATTCTTGCTGAGGAGGACAATACTTTCACTGTTATGCCGGAAGGATCTGCTGCCGGTAACAGGGCAATAATCGCTAATGGACAAATTACTTCATATGAGGTTTCAAGTCCTGTTGGTGATGTTATTTCGATTTCCGCTGAGGTTCAAGCCGATGGCGGATTGCTCCACGGTGTTGATTTGACAGGTCTTGTTAATACAGGATCTTCTAGTGCTTCGACTCCGGGGATAAATAATGGTGCATCTACCGCTAACGGTGCTTTGTTTAACTTGCATCTCACTGCTAACGATTATGATGGATCAACTTCAGTAAAGGTTCAGCATTCAAGTGATGACCTGACCTATGCTGATTTAGTAACATTCACAAGCGTCTCTGCATCCACTACGGGTGGAGAGTCGATTACAAGCACGGGCACAGTGAACCAGTACCTCCGAACCCTGTCCACCCTCGCCGGGTCTTCCGGCTCAGTAACCTACAACGTATCCGCAGCAAGGAGATAAATAATGCCTACTTTCAAGCATGGTAAAAATGCACAGTTCGAATTGGAAGGAACTAACCTTTCAAACACTCTCAACGAAATCAGTATGCCTCGTGAAATTGAGACGGCAGAAACAACTGCTTTCGGCACTCAGGATAAGACCTATATCGTTGGTCTTTCTGATGCCACGGTTTCTCTTTCAGGCATGTTTGATGCAACAGTTGATTCAGCAATCAGCACGATCATCAATAACCTGAAGTCTGGTTCAATCGCTTCGGCTTCTTTCGCATATGGTCCTGCTGGATCTGTTGCATCTTCACCAAAATTCACGGGTGAGGCTCTCGTAACTTCTTATGAGATCTCCAGCCCTGTTGGTGACGTAATCACTTACAGTCTTGAACTTCAGTGTTCAGGTGCTGTTTCTGGTACAACTTACTAAAATTAAATAAAAACTATCCACGTTCCCTTGTGGGCAAACTAAAGGAAATTAAATGAATCTAAGAGACAAAATCCTCGCAGCCGAAGATATTCCATCTGAACTTGTCGAGATCCCCGAATGGGGTGTGGAATTGCTTGTTAAGGGCATGACCGCAGGAGATCGCCTGATGCTTATGCAGAATGCTTACGATCAGGTCACTCAGCAGGTGAATATGGCAATCGTTTATCCGGATGTTGTTGTTGCTTGTGCTTATGATCCAGAAAATGGAGAGTTGATTTTCTCCGATTCAGATAAAAGCGAGTTGATGAAGAAGGCTAGCGCGGCTATTGAACGTCTCGCTGGTGTGGGTCTTCGGTTGTCTGGCATTGGTCAGACTGAACAGGACGCGGCGGGAAAAGATTCCTCCAACATCCCGAACGGCGATTCGTCTTCGAGTTAGCAGAGAAATTAGGTCGGACGGTGGGCGAACTTCTTCACGGGAGTTCTGCTCACCGCCCGCTCTCGTCCGATGAGATGACGGAATGGATTGCTTTGTGGCATCTCAGGGCGTGGGAGCAGGATCAGGCAAATAAGAAGGCTAATCGTGGTCGGAGGTGACAAGTGGCAACAACAGTTGTAACCGCGAAATTTGTTGCTGATACTTCTGGTCTTTCTTCGAAATTAACTGGAGTTCAGGGACAGTTACAGAAGACCGGCGCACGGATGCAGGCGACCGGTGCTGCTGCCGCAACTATGGGTCGTCAGATGACGATGGCGGCTGCCCCGATTATTGCTTTCGGGGCTTTGGCTGCTAAGGCATTCGTTGATTTTGATGACAAGATGACTCAATCCCTTGCCATCATGACAGGTGTTACTTCTGACATGCGTAGTCAGATGGAAGAAACCGCTCGAACTGTTGCTACTACTTTTGGTATCGCTGCGGATAAAGCGGCTGAGTCTTACTACTTTTTGGCTTCTGCTGGTTTGAATGCTGAACAGGCTATGGCGGCACTTCCTCAGGTTGCTGCTTTTGCTAAGGCTGGCATGTTTGATATGGCTACGGCTACCGACCTTGCTACGGATGCTCAATCTGCTTTGGGTTTGACCTCGAAAGATTCAGCGGCGAACCTTGAGGGTTTGACCCGTGTGACAGATGTTTTGGTTAAGGCGAACACTCTCGCTAACGCTTCGGTGGAACAGTTCTCTACGGCTTTGACTAATAAGGCTGGCGCGGCTCTTAAATCTGTTAATAAGGATGTTGAAGAGGGTGTTGCTGTTTTGGCGGCTTTGGCTGATCAGGGTATTAAATCCCAGTTGGCTGGTAACCAGTTGTCGATTGTTATGAGGGATCTTCAGACTAAGGCTCTTGAGAATAAGGATGCTTTTGCTGAGTATGGTTTAACTGTTTTTGATTCTGCTGGGAAGATGAGGAATCTCGGTGACATTATTGCGAATTTGGAGCAGATTACTGCTGGAATGAGTGATGAGCAGAAGAGGGCATCTTTGGGGATGCTTGGGTTTAGTGATCGTTCTCTTTCGGCTATGACTGCTTTGTTTGGAACTTCAACCGCAATTAAGAGGTATGAGTCTGAATTGCGTAATGCTGGGGGGACTACTCAGAGTGTTGCTGATAAGCAGATGGAATCGATGGCTTCACAGATTGCTTTGTTGAAAACACAGTTTATGGATTTGGCTTTGGGTGTTGGTAGTGTTCTAGTTAGCCAATTTTTGACTCCTTTGGTAGGGGTTTTGCAAACTGTTGTTTCGGCTTTTTCTGCTATCCCAGATCCGGTTCGTAACGTTGCTATAACTTTGGGTCTTGTTGTTGCTTTATCTGGTCCTCTTTTGTGGATGTTTGGGGCTACCACTAAGGCTCTTGGTGGGATGATGGTTGGGTTTGCTGCTGCTAATGCGAAAGTGACGGCTTTTGCGACTAGGGCTTTGACCAGTTTCAAGTCTGTTGGTGGCGGGGCTAGATTGATGGGGGCATATGTAGCGGCTTCTTTAACTTCGACAAAGATTGCGTTAGAGGTTGCTGGAATTGCGGCTCAAAAATTCAAAGTGGCTGTTGTTTTCGCTGTTCGTGCTGTTGGTAATGCTTTCAAGGGTTTGATGGCTTCTCTCGGTCCGATAGGTATCGCTTTGATTGCGGCTGGTGCAGCATTCGAGATTTTTTCTGGGAAGTCTGCTGCGGCTGATCAACTTGTAACTACTCTGAAGGATTCTGTTGATGAATTGACAGGGGCTTTTGGAGAGGCTACGGCTGCCGCTATTTCTTCACAATTCCGCATGGATTTATCTTCAGAAGATGTTACTGCGTTGAAAGATATGGGAATTTCTATTTCTGATATGACGCAGGCGGCTATGGCTGGCGGGGATGCCGCTGACGCATATTCTACGAAACTTCAAGAACTAATTGATCAGCAAAGTGTGGGGGATTTCTTTTCTGGTCAGCGTGATCTTCTTATCACTGCTCAACGTAATTTTCAAGGCATGGCTGAGGCTTCGGCTAATGCAACTATTGGTCTTGAGGCGGATGCGGCTGCTCGGGCTGATGCTATGGCGATTGAAGGGACAAAGGCTAAGGCTGAGGTTGAGAAGCAGATTGCTAATTCTCGTGCTCAGGCTATTACCCGTGCTCAGGATTTAGCGAATATGACTGCATCTGAGAAACGGGCAATGGATGCTCGCATGAGGGCGGCTGATGCGGCTATTGCTAAAGATTCCGCTTTGACGGCAGTGACTGAGGCAGCGAAAACGGCTGTTACGGCACTAGAGACGGCGATGACTAAATTGTCTGGGGTGATTGGTAACCAAAACTCTAGGAACGCTGCTATTCGCTCTACACGGGAACTTTCTAAGACTCTTAAAGAGAACGGGGAGAAGATCACCGGTACTAGCGAAGCGGCTATGAAGAATCAGGATGCTATTGCTGCTTCGGCTTCTTCTTGGATTGCTTACGCTCAGGCTACTGATGATCCGATTAAACAACAGAAACGTCTTGCTGATGGTGAGGCTGAGATTCGTGCTGCTATTGAGAAGAGTGGTGGGGATCCAGAGAAATCACCTATTGTTAAACAATTTAAGAAGCAGTTGGAGAAATCTCAAGAAACGGTGGATGAATTCCAGAAGCGTGCTACTGAGGCTAAAACTTATGGCATTAAAACCGGTGAGAATTTTATTCAAGGAATTTTGGAGGGGCTACGGGCTGGTGCTGCTGAGGTTGAGGCGGAATCAGTTGCTGTTGGTGAGTCCATGTATGACGGTGTTAATGAAGGCACTGATTCTCATTCTCCTTCAAAGAAGGGTATGCAGAACGCGAAGAACTTTGTTGATGGAATTATTTTAGGTTTGAAATCTGACAAGGTTATGGAGAAGGCTTCAGATCTTGCGAAGGCTGTTGTGGATGCTTTCCAAAGCGAGATAGATCGGGTCTCTGCTCTTGTTGATTCTGCTGGTGAGGCTGGCATTGGTTTGGCTGAAATGGTTGCGAAACCTTTCGGAACCGCTTCACAGATCATGGAAAATTTTGGGAAAAATTCCAACATTTCTTCAATCGTTTCAGGGATTGAATCCATTACTGATTTGGTCAAGCAGGCTTATGCGCCCCTTTTGGATCAATCAATCGTTGGGGAGAAGGGGGCGAAACGTAATCGTAAGGCGATGAACGCTCAACTTGGGCAGTTACGGGAGATGGGTCAGCACGCCGTTGAACTTCGAAATCAATATGATGCGAACCTTGCTGAAATTTCACGGCTTGAAGAAGCGTATGGCAAACGTGTTGAGGGAATCAACAATCATTACGATGATTTAGAGGCTGGTGCTCAGGCGAGTATTGATCGGATTGAAAAGCATTGGGCTTCGGTTATTCCCGGTCTGGAGAAGGCTCTTTCAGCGGCTACAGCAGCGTATGACCGTGAGAATGATGTTTTGAATAATTTGATTAAAGAACGTGATTCTTTCCTCAGCAAGATTGGTGACAGTTTCCGTAGTTTTGTTAATAATCTGAAAATTGATAAGAAAAAAATTGTTACAGAGATTGAGAAGGCAACTCCTATTGTGGAGATGCGTAGGACTATTAAGGATCTCGGTAACGGTATTCGGGTTACTGTTGAGGAACAGATTAAACCTGCGATGGAGGAATTGTCTGAGGCTATTTCTGAACAGCCTTTGACAGGTGGGGATATTCAGGGGGCTTTGGAAGAACGTTTGGCAGAGATTAGGGCTTTTGCTTCGAACATTCGTAGTTTGGTTAGTCGCGGTGTTGATTCTTCTTTGATTCAAGAATTTGTTTCGGCTGGCGCTGAGGGTGCAGGGGAAATCGTTTCTGCTTTGGCTGTGGCTTCTGACGCTGAGATTGCTGGGATTAACGCTGCTCAGGCTGAACTTGCTGCGAATGTTGCTGAATTCCAAAAGTATGCGGCGGCTGAATGGTATGACGCTGGTATTGCTCAGCAGCAGGCTGTTGTTGCTCCTTTAGCGGCGGCGGCTGAGGCGGCTCAAACTGCTTTGAATATCGCTAATACTGCTCGGGATGCTGAATTGACGGCGGCTCGGGCTCATTTGGAACAGTTGAGGGCTGATCGTGAGGCGGCTTTGACGGCGGCTAAAACTGCTCATGAGGCTGAAGTGGCTTCGTTGCAGGCTCAGAATGATGCTCTTGAAACTGAGATGAATACTCTTGCTGGTCAAATCGATAAGATGGTGGCTGATTTAGCGATGGCTCTTCCTCCTAAGGCGTTTAAGGCTGGTCAGAAATCGATGCGTCAGTTGAAGGCTGGTTTTGAGGAAAGGTTCCCTGCTGTTAAAGGCAAACTGAATAGCATGATGGATAATCTTGCGGCTTCGATGAATCGTACGGCTACTGTTGTGGTGACTACTGTTCAACGGACTATTTTTGATAATGGTGCTGGTCCTGATGGTAAGAGGGCTCTTGGTGGACCTGTGTTGTCTGGTAAAACTTATCTTGTTGGGGAACGTGGACCTGAACTTTTAACAATGGGTGCGTTCTCTGGAAATATCATTCCTAATGACAGGATTGGTGCTGTTCCGAATATGGCTCCACGGGCTAGTGGTGGTGGCGGTGGGACAACTGTTGTGAACATTAATGTGCAGACTGGTATTGCTACGGATCCTGCTGAAACTGGTCGTCAGGTTGTGGAAGCAATTAAGAAATATGAACGTCGAAGCGGTAAAGTTTTTGCGAGCGTCTGATGCAACCTACCGTAAAAATTGCGTTTGATCTTTCACTTTCTGGTGGCGGGGATTTTTTTACTTTAGATGATCCTGTTAATGGGCAGTTGGATTATTCTCCTTATGGTTTGGCTGAGGATGTTACTGATGTGACGGCTGATGTGAGGTCGATTACTTTCAGGCGTGGTCGTTCTAGTGAGACTCAAAATGTTGATGCTGGTAATGCGAATGTTGTTTTGGATAATAGGTTTCGGCGTTATGATCCTTTAGTTTCCGCTTCTATTTCTCCTTATGCTCCTTCGATTATTCCTCGGAAGGCGTTGTATATTGAATTGTTGGGGAAGCGTATTTTTTCTGGGCAGATTGAGGATTGGGATCTTCAATATAGTAAGGATGGGGATTCGATTTCGATAGCGAAAACTTCTGACCCTTTTACTCTTTTGACTCAGCAGGTGTTGGCTTCTGGGGCTGGTTCTACGGGTTTGACTGGTCAGGTTATTTTAGAATCTGCCAGTGCTGCTGGGTGGTCTCCTGCTCGTTTTGATGTTGATGCTGGTACTTCTACGATTGGTGTTCATGATATTGAACAGGACACTAATTTATTGTCGTATTTGCAACTGATCAATAACGCTGAGACTGGTTTGTTGTTTATTGGTAAGCAGGGGGCTTTAACATTTAGGGATCGTACTTCTTCTCTTATTCGGACTTCTAATGTTTTTGCTGATGATGGCTCTGGTATTCCTTTTTCAAACATTCAGATTGAGTATGGGACGGAATTTCTTTATACCCGTGTCGAGGTTGAGTGGACTGGTGGTTTAGTTGTTGCTGAGGATTTAACTGCTTCAGAAAATTATGGTTTAACTACTTTGAAACTTCAAACTCTTCTAGGAACTTTGGAAGATGCTGAAGATTTCGCTGCTTTTCTTGTTGAAAGGTATAGGAATCCAACGGTTCGGATTAAAGGTCTGCAAGTTGAGATTAATTCAATTACCAGATTGCAACAGGACGCTATTGTTGATTTGGATCTGGGAAGTATTGTTTATGTCAAGTTCACTCCGAATGGGATTGGTGATCCTCTTTTCCGTGAGGTTGCTATTGATGGGATTGAACATTCCATAACTCCTTCGGGTCATTCGGTTAAGTTCAATCTTTTTGAACCTTTCTTGATTAGAAATTCAGGTTCTGTTTCGGGTTCGAGTGGTACGGCTGGCACGGTAATAGGCGTTGAAGGGGATTACGGGCTTATTACGGGGTCAAGTAGCACCTCTGGAACAGTTATAGGTGTTGAGGGTGATAATGGCGTTATCATTGGTTCTAGCGGAACCTCTGGCAGTGTTGTTGGTGTTAAGGCTGCTCTATTTACTTTGGATACAAGTCAGTTAGATTCCGCCGATACTTTGGGAGCATAATGAAAGAACAGGCTAGAATGGTTCATGTTAATACACAAGTGTCCGGAGGTGACCTATGGCTGGTCTAGGTAGAAAAACGTTTGTTGCAGGTGAAGTTCTCACCGCTACTAACGTGCAGGGCTATTTGATGGATCAAACCGTCATGGTGTTTGCTGACGATACTGCGAGGGATACGGCTATCCCTACCCCTACGGATGGCATGTTTGTTTACGCTCAGGACACTAACGCTCTCTCTTACTATAATGGCTCGGCTTCTGCTTGGACATCATTTTCTGCTGGTGCTAAAGGTGGTGGCACGGATCAAATTTTCTATGAGAATGGTCAAACGGTCACAACGGATTACACTTTGACAACTGATTTCAACGCTGTTACTGCTGGTCCTATCAGTATTGATTCTGGGGCTACGGTAACGATTCCTTCGGGTTCAACATGGACGGTGGTTTAGTAAATGGGTAACGTGAAATTGTATGGTTCAACGAGTGGCTACACAGAGTTGGCACCACCCGCGGTTGCTCCTGATGGGGTGTTGTCGTTGCCGTCTGGGACGGGGACGTTGCTGACTGCTGAGGGTGGCAAGGTGTTGCAGGTTGTTCGAGCAACCGATGTGACACAAAGACTTACTACGAGTACAAGTTTTGTGGACGCCAATATAAGCGTAACGATTACGCCGCAAAAAGCAACAAGCGCGATTCTAATAATACATTCCGCGCAGACGAATATGGGAGCAGGCGTTAGAGTCGAAACCCAAATTACTGATAGTTCTAATATCGCAATATCAGGAGCCGAAAACACAGACTCGGCAGGCGGTCGCGCATTATTCACCGCACTCGCTTGGGCAACTCCAGCAACCACGAGTGCAACTACATATAAAGCAAGGTTCCGTTCAAGTAATGGCGGAAGCGCTTTATTAGAAAATGCCACTAATACAGGCCAAATGTACGCAATCGAGGTGTCAGCATGATAACTATTCAAGAAGCAGTCATGTCCCTACGCCCCAACGTTGAGTGGAGCATGAACGGTGACGATGTTGAAAACATTATCTGGCACACACCTGATGTGGAGCCTTTAACAACCGCAGAGGTTGAAGCAGAAATGCAGCGCCTTGAGCAGGCTGCTGTTGATGCTGAGGCAGCCAAGGTTGCTGCCCGTGAATCAGCGATAGCGAAGTTGTCTGCGCTTGGATTAAACATTGATGAAGTGAACGCGATTGTTGGGAGTATTTAAATGGCT